CAACCACTCAACTGTCGCACCCCAACCTCTGTCGTTTCTACCACTAAATATAACTATGTCGAAACCTTCATTGTCAAACATCTGAGCCATTTTTACGACTGGTTCATTTGGTGTATCCCAATTCAAAATAGAATCAGGATCAGCAAAGATATCCCAATCCAACTTACCATTCGGTTTAAGAGACTTATCTCTCCTCACATCGATATTAGCGAGAGTTCCATCCAAATCAAATATAACTGTTTTCTTATTCATTTCAATCCCACACTACTTGATTAAAGCCTACCCACTTGGTTTTACCATTGGGAAACTGAAGCTTGGTCTTGAGTTTTACCCAAGTATCATTCTTCACTTTACCACCTTTTACATCAACGGCTTTGGCTTGAAAACCATTGAAGAAAACAACCTTGTCTTTCCAAAGTTTGTTTTTAAGTTGTTTAGATTTCATTTTCTTTTCCTTTTCTTAGGTCTAAATATAATAAAGAAAATGTATATGTGTCAAGCATTTTTTTGTGGAGCTGGGGAGAATCGAACTCCCGTCCAGTCTGTTTTTTCCAATGAGTCGTTTACAGCTTAGTTAAGTTCCTACTAATACTATACGAAGTCACTTACAACCCAATAACAACTTTGTTCAGAGTTGCCAACTGGCAGTTTCTTTAATCACTAACTTCCCTCTGGCTAAAGTGAGTTCTACCGATGTCGTCATCCTATCTAAGTATCGGTGTCCATAGTAGGATGGCTTACGAACTAAGCGTAAGCAAAATTAGCAGTATTGCCAATTAGAATAGTGAGTCTTTTGTAACGAGACATACTCAATCTCTGCTGCACTCAATTGTCAAATAACACCTGTCGATACCTTTCAGCCCCATATAAATATCTATTGATAACTTATATCGTTCCACATAGTTCCTGTATATGGAACTCTGATTAGAAAATATAACTTCCCATCAATTTTAAATATTTGATTTGTATGATTTGGATTAACCATTTCATATGCAATTCTTTCGTATATAATCTCTAGTGTTTCCTCTTTATGTACTTCTACCAAGTTTTCAATTTGATAAGGTTGTATCATTTCAACACCAAATTCCAATCGACAATCACCAGGTAAATAATCTATCGGTATTATCCTATATGGTATCATTTCTGGTTTATCTTGACCTTCTAGTTTAGATACCATAAAGACAAGAACTAATAATGCTATCGCAAGGTGTATTACTGATAATGTAAATTTCTTCATTACCAATTCCTAAAATCGTCTCTATAAAACCAAAATGTTAAAAATAATATAACTGTAGCTATTCCTAATCCTAATTCCATTGTTAACTCCTGTTTTGTTTTTTTACTGTTTTATTAAAATTATTAATGACACTTTTTATGTATTCACTTCCGTTTTGATTCATATAATGCTGTATGACAAATGCTTCAACTACATGGGTAAAGAACCAAAAGAAAGTTAATAAAGGTATGTATATTCTGAAATCCAAATTAAGATAACCCACACCCAACCAAGTCAAGAATAGCATGGCTATACTTTTGGTTAACATTCCAATACCTGTGAATCCCAATGATATAAGATTACCTCGTTGTGTAACCACATACAATCCAACAATCATATGCATTAGATTTAACATAATTGGTGCTAGTATGCCTAAAACAATGTAACCTATTATCATTTAATTTTAAAACCTTAAGTTTATTACCAAGGAGTGCCTTCCTCTGTTGTAGGGGGAGATAACATAAGTGAAACACTTGCACTTAAGTTATTTTCAATACTAGAAGTATATTCACCCCAACCATTTCCAAATGAATCTTGAACCCAACTCTTTACATTATCTTCTGTCAAAGAATCATATGAAATAAAACTACCAGATGCAACTGGATTTAAATTTGTTCTAATATCATAACTGTCACCAGCAAGAATTGTGTTCGTAGTTACTGATGCTGATACTGATGATGAAACAACATTATATACAAATTCAGAATGCACTTCGTTGACAACATTAGTTAATGAACCACTTGAAAGTGTGTATTTTAATTTTGTTATTGTATGATTCATGTAAATAAATACTATTATTACTTGTAATATACGAAAAAAAATATGTTTGTGTCAAGTGTTTTTTAAACAAAATAGAGTTATTTATTAATGGTAGGGGAAAGTCCTCTACCTTTTTCCTTTAACTAACGGAGAATAAACATGAAGGAAGTAATAACAATGGTCAAAGGATACATAGATGACATAGCTCATCTTATGATGTCCTTTGTAGCCATAGGCGCTATATCTGAAGTAATCTTTGGAACTGGTGTCTTTGGTGTCAAAGTTATTGGAAACCTAACATCAATTATCAGTACATTCGGTGAGTCCGGATTTGCTGGACTTGTCGCTTTGTTGGTGTTGGTGGGTTTATTTCGTAAGTAGGTAAAGATAAAAAAGGGATGACATACCTACTTGTGTCATCCCTTCGGTTATATAAACTTTACTTAAACATTATTGGTAACATATATTGAACTTCAACAGGCTTTCCATTTTGTAACGCTGGTTCAAACTCTATTGCTAAAACTTTATCTATAATAGTTTCATTTAACATGGTATTAAAACTATCAATGATTTCTGGTTTAATTACTTTTCCATCTGTATCAACTCTAAACTGAACTAAAACATTACCACGAAGATTAAGCTTGGTGTAGTTATCAATATCTTCATAGTATAATCGGAATGGTGTTTTTGCTTTCGGTGGTTGACTCAAACTGTCATGTAAGTCCTGGGCTGTCAACAAGCCCATTAGTATCAAACATACTAAGATTCTCATTGTGGTTCTCCTACTTTATGAGGGTTATCGGTTGTCGCTTCTATAAGTAAATATTAAACAATATAAAATAATACGACAATATACTGTTAGTTTTTTATGAGTATTTATAATATATGTTAACATTTTGTATATAAATCTTTAATCTACTTTAAAGTAAGATGATAAACTCTCCGACCAGTATTTATTAAATATAGTAGCTCTTACTCTATAGTCTCCTTTCTGAAATATATTTAACGATGCTCCAAATTCATTTAAACCGTTAACCTTATATACTTCTCTGTATACGGTGTAGTTATTGCCAAATATATTATTACTGTATATAGGAAAGTTAATTCTTGGTGAAGTAGGACGAATAATAAGCTCAACTTCAATCTTAAGATAGTTTACCTTACCATCCCAACTAACATAAAACGGCACTTCTCCATTAGTAGTAAAGAAAGTAATGTAATATGGAGTATGTACACTTTTAACATTTATGCGACTTTGCCCTTTCTTTGTATGTGGTGAGATATAAGTTTGACAACTCCATAGTAATAGTGTAAACAATAATAAATAACTTAATCTCATAACATAAATAAATAGGGTGCTATCAGTAAATAAAAAAAGCTATAGGCAAAAAATTGACGCCGAGATTTGCGCCAGTCTAGCGACCTTAAAGTATCGCTTTAACAACTTGGAAAACCAAATGAAGATTAGGTATAGGTGGGTACGGCGATAAGGCTGGAAGGAATGAAATGAAAGTTAAATAAACAAAACCAGCCTTATCTTAGAAATGTGAGCCACCCGCCTCGGAGGCCTTTTAACTCGTTAGACGAGAACCTCGGAGGCTGGGTGGATATCTTTTAGCTTTTGTCCTCTATCTCGTGGTCGGTGAATAACTCTTCGTCACTACCATCAGACACGAACTTCTGTACTATCTGCTTCACGAAGGTTCTCTCTGAGTCCACACCACCAGTCGGGTCATACTGAGGATAGATGGTGATGTCAGCAGCTTCCATAAGATTGAAGCCGTCAAAGAGTAACCCAGCAATCTCTACTGAGGTTCTTGTCGACACACCACTCGTTATACGAGGGTTATCTGTCGCAGCCTCAACACGAGTTAGATGGGTAATGGACGAAATATTTTTTAGTTCACTTTCATCCACAGTAGGAAACATATACTTAAGTAAACCAAGCTCTTCTTCATCGTTAAGTAAGTCCATCTCTATGACAGTAAATCTATCCATAAGAGCCTTATCTAACTGTCTAGTGGCGGTGTATTCATTACCTATATTAGCGGTCGCAATAAAGGTAACTCCATCAGCCACTTTAATGGTATCTTGACCATCAGACTCGTCCAACCTTAAGTATCTCTGACCATAGTCGAGAACGGTCATAAGGATGTTCCAAGCATCAGGATGAGCCCTTGTTAACTCGTCAAGCAGTATCACCGCATTAGGTGTCTGTATAGCCTTGACAAATAGAGACTCTGAGAAGTAAGTTCCCTTACCTTTGTCGAAGTGAACATTCCCTATAAGAGAAGCTCTAGGATCTTGAGTCGCACCCAAGTTAAAGTAAAAGTCAGGCCTATCGAGGGCATTGACCAATGACTTAGCCGCCATAGTCTTACCACAACCGGCTTGACCAGTCATCATTATATTCTTACCTCTAACGGCTGACCTTATAAGATACTTCCACTTCAGCTCTTTCATGACCAAACCAGTCGGTTTTAGTCCATATGAGTTAGCAATAAAGTCGACCACTTGTTCGTGACCTTCTGGTATCTCTACATCGGATGGGGCATTAGGTACATGAGATACTGCACCAAATTGTTCCATCGGTACTTTCCACCAATAGATTCTACCACCCTTGCCCTCTCGACATTCAAGAGCCATACCCTTGTTATACGCACCCTTCCTAGTGCCAGTCCTTATAAACGAGGTTAATTTATTTCCATCACTATCCCAAGCATTAAATCGATTACCCGATTTCTCTACTTTGACGACAGTTCCAACAGTTGGTTTATTCATAAAACTCCTTTTTTTCCTTTTTTTAACACTTAAAGCTACGAAGAATAATGATTAAAGTCAAGCATTTTCTTCAATTATTTTTGGGACGCCAGAAGGGCTGTATATGGGCCTCACAAAGTGAGGTATTATCGCCCTAGCAGTGACTCTTAATCCTAGTCCCTAATTGTAGTGTGGTGGGGACTTGAACCCCACAGCCGCTCTGAGTGTGCCTCAACGAACTAATTGGATAATCACTTCCTT